CTTGAAAAAATATAAAGATGCTGTCATGTTGTTCTATGATTCAGAGTTTGGTTCACCGCAAGACTACTTTGTCAATTTTGGTATTGATACAGAACGAGTGCTTCATACTCCAATTACTGATGTCGAACAATTGAAATTTGATCTTATCTCTCAGCTCGAGAATCTAGAGAGAGGTGAAAAAGTTATTGTAGTGATTGACTCTGTTGGCAACTTGGCTTCGAAGAAAGAATTAGAAGATGCATTGAACGAGAAGTCAGTTGCGGATATGTCTCGAGCAAAGGCACTGAAAGGCCTGTTCCGTATGACTACACCGTACTTGAACATGAAAGATATCCCACTGATTGCAGTCAATCACACGTATATGGAGATTGGTCTGTTTCCAAAGGCAGTCGTTTCAGGTGGTACAGGCATCTATTATTCAGCCGACAATATTTGGATCTTGGGTCGTCAACAAGATAAACAAGGTACAGAGATCAAAGGCTATCACTTTGTGATTAATGTGGAGAAGTCACGCTATGTTAAAGAAAAGTCTAAAATTCCTATTTCTGTTAGTTGGGACGGTGGTATCGCCAATTATAGTGGTATGTTGGATGTTGCTCTCGGTGGCAATTATGTTGCTAAGCCTTCTAATGGGTGGTACTGTCGCGTGGATCGTTCTACTGGAGAGTTGGTGGATCCAAAAGTTCGAGAGAAAGACACCCTTGAAGAAAGCTTTTGGTTACCGATCCTCGAGGAAACAGACTTCAAAGAATACATCAGAAAAAAATACAGCATCGTAGCAGGAGAAAAAGATGAAGCACGAGGAGAATAAAACATATCAATTTGTGCCAGATATCGAGCACGATCAGGATTGGTGTATTCGAATCCTCGAAGGTCCATATAACGAGACTGTAATTAAATATGGCGGTATTAAAGTAAATGATGAAGACGAAGGGATCATGACATTCAATTTCTTTATCAAAGAATCGCCTGATACAGATCTAACCGAAGAAGATGTTGACCTACAACTTGAAGTAGGAGACATCCTACAAGACATTTTACGTGTTGCGATTGAGCAAGACACAGTACAATTAACAGAAAGAAAACAATGAAAATCTTGATCTTTGGCCTACCAGGTGCCGGTAAAACTTGGCTAGCTGAAAGACTACAAAAGCATATTCCTAACTGCGCATGGTTCAACGCAGATAGGATTCGCGAGATGGCTGACGACTGGGACTTTACTCCTGAAGGTCGCCTTCGTCAAGCCACTCGCATGAAAAACATCGCTGACTACGAAAGAGACAATAATCGATGGGTAATTTGTGACTTTGTATGTCCTACAAAACATACTCGAGAAATGTTTGATGCCGACTTGAGTATATGGGTTGATACTATCTCAGAAGGTAGATTTGAAGATACAAACAAGATGTTTGAGATACCTTCCTCATTCGATTATCATGTCAATCATTTTTATAGTGATCAAGAAATCTTAACACTTGCTGAAGAGATTGTAGCTACAGTAGAAAATGATCATAACATTAGTCTAATCAATAAAGCTGGGAGTATGCATTAATGTATGAAATGGAAGAAGTAGAAATGCCTGTTTTTAATTGGGAAAACCCAACAGTACAGATGTTAGGCCGTTGGCAACCGTGGCATGATGGTCATCAGAATCTTTTTAAGAGATGTCATGCAATGACAGGTCAAGTGGCTATCATGATTCGAATGGTACCTGAAAAGAGAGAAGCAAACTCGCGAGTACCAGGACAAGACGATAATCCATTTGATCTTGATACTGTCATGGAAAATATTAGAACAAATCTAAAAAAAGATGGGTTTACAGAGAACGAAGATTATGTTATAATGATCGTACCAAATATAGTTGACATTAGTTACGGTCGAGGTGTTGGTTACACATTCACAGAGCATGATCTTGGTAAAGAAATCCATGATATCTCGGCTACTAAGATTCGTGCGCAGATGAGAGAAGACGGAAAACTTGCAGACAAATCTTGAACAGACGATCCTTCGTAACATCTTAACAAACGAGGACTTTATGCGTAAGGTCCTTCCGTTTGTTAAACCTGATTATTTTGAAGGCATCTATCGTATATTATTTAAGGAAGCAGGTAAGTTTGTTGCGAAATACAATAAGCTACCTACTGCGGAATCATTTAAGATCGAACTCGATCAATCAGAACGATTGACTGGAGAGAACTATACGGTCGCAGTCGATATTATACCACAGCTATTTTCAAATGACAAAGTTGATGACGAGTGGTTAGTTGATACTACCGAGAAATGGTGTCAAGATAGAGCAATCTATAATGCCATCATGGAGTCAATCTCAATCATTGATGGTAAGCATGAATCTCTTACAAAGGGAGCTTTACCAGATCTATTGTCAAAGGCATTAGGTGTAGCATTTGATACGAATGTTGGCCACGATTATATTGAAAACTTCGAAGAACGATATGACTTCTATCATAGAGATGAATCTCGTATCCCGTTTGATCTCGAATACTTCAATAAGATTACAAAAGGTGGAATCCCTAATAAAACACTTAACATTGCTCTCGCTGGTACAGGTGTTGGTAAGTCTCTCTTCATGTGTCATGTTGCGAGTAGTGCTCTTGTTGATGGAAAGAATGTTCTCTATATTACTATGGAGATGGCAGAAGAACGAATCGCAGAACGTATTGATGCGAATCTTTTGAACGTTCCTATCGATCAACTGCCTAACTTATCAAACGAGATGTATCGTACAAAGATTGAAGACTTAGCTCGTAAGACAACTGGTAAGTTAATCGTCAAAGAATATCCTACTGGTTCTGCACATTCTGGTCATTTTCGTGCACTTCTCAATGAATTGAAACTTAAGCGACAGTTTGTACCAGATATTATCTTTATCGATTATCTTAACATCTGTGCATCTTCTCGTATGAAGGGCATGGGTGGATCGATCAACTCATATAACTATATTAAAGCTATTGCTGAGGAACTTCGTGGACTTGCTGTTGAATTTGATGTACCTGTATTTTCTGCAACTCAAACTACTCGCAGTGGATATTCGAATAGCGATGTTGGTCTCGAAGATACGTCTGAGAGCTTTGGTCTTCCAGCCACAGCTGATTTTATGTTTGCTCTCATCTCTACTGAAGAGCTTGAGCAGCAAGGCCAAATGATGGTTAAGCAGTTGAAGAATCGTTATAACGATCCAACATTTCATAAACGCTTTGTGATTGGAGTTGATCGTGGTAAGATGAGACTATATGACGCAGATGATGCAGAGCAAACTCTTGTTGACGACACACCTGTCTTTGATAAGTCAGCGATGCACGAACAAACCACAAAATTTAAGGACTTTGTAATGTAATGGAACCACCTCGTAAAGCAGATGCACCAGATCATGAGCATCGTAAACTCTTCTTAGAGGAGATGGTCAAAGAGAATGGTTATACCAAAGGAGCAGAACTCGGTGTTCAGACAGGTGTAACATACTTTCATTTGATCGATAATTGCCCAGATCTTGAACTCATTGGCGTAGATACATGGATCAATCCAGCAAATCAAAAAGACTATGATCGCTGTTGGAAATATGTCGAAACTATGACAAAGGACAATCCACGTTGCAAGATCATGAAGATGACAACTCATGTTGCCTCGAAACAGATAGAAAATGACTCTCTTGATTTCATCTTTATTGATGCCGATCACTCATATAGAGGTGTTAAGCAAGATATTCAAGATTGGTTACCAAAGATTCGTAAAGGTGGTACTATTAGCGGTCATGATATTGGTACTCCATCAGTCAAGAAAGCGGTTGTAGAACTCTTAGGAGAATACAAAGAAGGTATTAACGAGGTATGGTATAAAAAAGTATGATAGGACTCGGTTTCACTGGTGGAATGGATAGTACTATGTTACTGTTCGAACTCTTACAAGAAACTGAAGAGCATATAGTATGTGTAACTAATGATATACGATCACGTAATACTGTGGCATATAAGAATGCTGCTAAAGTATTAGAATATTTCGAATCTGATAGGATAACTCATTACGTAGATAGTACATATGACGTAAATCATTTTTTGACATATGTACGTGCTATGGCTCAATTTAAGTTAACCGATTTCTACTTTGGAACAAGTAAGATAATTGAGCATGTATTAAATAACACGCGGCATACTATGCTAAATGGACATGATCGCAAAGACTTTCGTGGTCAAGTTATTAATGGTGTAGCAATACATCAACCATACTTTGATTTGTATAGGACCGATATCATAGATAAGTATATACTATATGATATGATAGATATTATGAATATGACTAATTCATGTGATAAATTAATTGAAAATCCATGCGGTGAATGTCAGGCATGTAGAGATAGGGAATGGGCAATAAATGTTAAAGAAAATATCTGAACACTGGGGTGGTCCTGAATATCCAGGACGTAGAGCAGAGATATATCATGATACGGATAAAAATTGCTTTACTGTACATTTTTATAAAAAGCGCACTGTCGAAGATCTAGTAGAAGAGCGTGATATGGTAACAGACGGTGTAGTGCATAGCTCGAGCTATGCCGAAGATGCTGCAGAGAATTGGTGTTTAGGATACATGCCATGAGAAATGGAACTTATGAAATTAAAGTTGCAGAACTCGAAGAAAATGAAGACGGTTCTGCAACTTTAGAACTTGAAATGTCAGAGGATACCAAAACACTGTTAATAGAAGCAGGTTTAATTTCTCTGATTAGAAAATATTTAGATGAGGTAGATAATGAAACAACTAGCGAGACTAATTAGTTATTCACAGACAGCGGAGAACCTACATGTCGGTAAAGATATCCAAGAGCTCATTGCGTATACAGCCCGTGTCTCGAACCCCACAAACCAAAATAACACCGAAACCTCAGAAAAACTATTACGATATCTCGTCAGAGAAAAACACTGGTCGCCTTTCGAAATGGTTAGTGCTTGCATAGAAGTCACGACTACACGTGATATTGCTAGACAACTACTTCGTCATAGATCATTTTCGTTTCAAGAGTTTTCTCAGCGATATGCAGATCCAACTCAAGACTTAGACTTTGTGTTTAAGGAAGCACGTCTGCAAGATACAAAGAATCGTCAGAATTCTATTGAATTAAAAGATATGATGGACAGCGATGAAAGAGTTAACTTAGAACTCGATTGGTTAAAACAGCAGGCCGAGGTAATGAATGCAGCTAGAAAGGCATATG